CGGCACTGGAACGCTCCAGGCAGAAACGCGGTACACCAATCCGGCCGTTTCTGGCCAAACTCAATCGACGGCGAATGAGAGCAGCGGGTGCGACCCGCGAAACAACCGAAGACGCGCCGGGAAAGAAATTGCGCGTACTGAGCGGTCGGGGATCAAGACCCCGCTGGCATGGGCCAGATAAACCATCCTCGCCTCACCAGGGGCACGGGTTCCGCCGGTCAAGACGGCCCATCTTGACCGCCATCCCACCGGGCAAAGTTCGGTGGGGGTAAGGGGGAAAAGTGCGCATGGCACGATTCATGAAAGTCCCGCCGCGAAAGGGTAGAACGATGATCTCATTCCACTGCCAGCACTGCCAAAAGTACATCACCACAACGAACCGCGACATCGTTGAATGCCCGGAGTGCGGGCGCGCCACGATAACCGGACAATTCAAGGCCCGGGCGGCGGTCGAACAAAACCGCGTCCTGACCGCCATCATCGAGCGCTCGCTGCTGCTGCTCAATGTGACCAGCGCCAAGCACTTCAACCAGGACTGGCAACCCCATACACTGGCGGCAGAGCTTGCCCCGCTCGTCGCCGCGCAACTCCGCGAACTTGAGGGTGAAACATGCGATCCCCGGCCGCAATGAAGATTCTGCAAATCGATGCAATAGCGGGATTGGCTGTTTCAACGATCGAATCGACCTGATTCAAGACGCGCTCGCCTATCTGGAGGAATACCGTGAGAAGTCCGAGCCAGATGAAAATTATACAACTGGAACTGACCAATGCTTGTGAGAAGGCTTGTTCGAACTGCACGAGGCTTGTGGGCCACGTAAGGAATCCGTGGTTCATGACCAAGGAGCAATTTGAGCGCGCCGTCAAGTCTATGGACGGATGGGATGCACCAGGCCGCGTCTTAGGAGCTATGGGAGGGAATCCAGTCTTGCACCCCCTCTTCGCCGAGCTGGCCCACATGTTCGCGGCGCTCTGGGGCCGCAAGACGCCGCCGCGCGGGCGCGGACCCATCAAGGACTTCGGCGCCTACGTCAACACCCGCCTTGGCGACACGTCGAGTGGCCGGGGCCTGTGGTCCAGCATGGGGCCGCGGTTCTATCACCACCTGGAAACGATCCAAGACGTGTTTTCCTATTGGGTCATCAACGACCACGAAAACGCCGGGCTGCACCAGGGCCTCTTGATCGAGCGCGCCGAGTTCAACGAGCTAAACGGCCAGTCCGATGATCAGTGGCTCGAAAACCGTGACAAGTGCTGGGTTCAGATGGATTGGTCCGCGTCGATCAACCCGCGGGGGGCCTACTTCTGCGAGGTTGCGGCCGCGATCGATGACCTGTTTTTCGAGGGCAAGAGCGCATGGCCCGTGGAAGCCGGCTGGTGGAAGCGCACGCCGGCGGACTTCGAATCGCAGCTGCACCTGTGCGACCACTGCGCCCTGGCCCAGCGGGGCCCGTCCGCGGTCAGCCATGACGAGGTCGACATCGTGGGGCGCACGTCCCTGCCGCTGATTCAGGCCGTCGGCAGCAAGGCCAAGGTAGAAATCTACGATCCCCAGAACATCCCCGAGCAACAGGAGAATGGCCGCGAGTACCGCATCGACTGGTACATGCGCGACCCGGCGGCCGGTGAGCTGCTCCGGCGCGTGGGACCGTCGAACCGAGACACGTTCGCCCGGTCGACGACGGCCGTCATGGTATCGGTTGGCTACGGCCCGGAGCTGGAGTTCACGCTGCCGCACAATCTGGGACTGGTCGACCATGTCGTCGTCGTCACCACGCCGGAGGATGTCGTCACGCAGGCAGTCTGTTCGCAATACCCGACCGTCACGGTGATCGCGTCGGAGCGCTGCTATGCCAACCAGTGCGCGTTCAACAAGGGCGCGCTTATGAACGATGCCTTGATGGGCGCTCAGCAGCTCTGGAAACTGGATTGGGTGATCTTCACCGACGCCGATGTCTTGCTCCACCCGCGGCTGCCGAGCCTGATGAACGGCTGGACGCTCAACCCCGGCGTGCTGTACTACACGAAGCGCAAGGACATCCTGAGAGAAGACGTCGCGGCCTGGCGGGCGGGCGAGTTCGTTCGATTCGCGCCGCCGTCCGGCCACAATCACGAGGCCAGCGGCTACTTCCAGCTGTTCAACCGGCTGGCCCAGGCGACCCGCGACCGCTGGCCTGCGCCACTCTCGGAAATGTTCCCGTCGGCCGGCGGGGTGGACTGGCATTGGCAGGCCCAATGGCCAGTCGCCAAGAAAATCTACCTGCCCGAAATCGAAGTCACGCACCTGGTCCACTCCGCGACTTTCGGCCAGCGGTGGAACGGGCCGCCGCAGGGGCCGGACCAAAACAGCTGGCGGCAGATGGGGACTATCGTCGGCACCAGGGACGGGAAGGCCGCCATCGGCATCTTCGACCGCGAGATGCGCGACAGCTTCGAGGGCTGCGAAGTGCGCATCATCAACATGAAAAACGAGGCCATGCACGCGATGGACTGGCCCGCCGGCGGCAAGTTCCCGGCCGAGGTCGTCAGCTACAACCCGAAAACCAACTCCCTGATTTTCCTGGGGCGGGACACGGGGGCACCGGACCTGTACGTTGCCTATCGCGAGAAATCGTGATAGTCTGACCGCATGTCCAAGGCCAAACAGCTCCTTGACTGGTTCCGCAGCGGCAAAGCCCAGCAGATGGGCGCTCGCCTGCTCGCCATTGCCGCGGCGCCAGTGGCCGGCGCAGCGGCCGCCATGTCCGGCGTGCCGATCATGTCGGGCCAGCGCAGCCGTCAGCGAGCCCAGGCCGGTGAAGCCATCATGTCGCGCATGCTGGGAGGCTGGGGCGGATTCGGCCAGTATCCCGGCAGCTGGACCGCCAACCGCATCGAGCAAATCCAGCACTACCGACACTGGGTGTGGAAGTGCATCAATCTCATCATGGTGATGGCGACCAAAGAGCCGCCCATGATCTGCGACGTTTACCCGAACGACGGCAAGGAGCGGTTCCGCGAGAAGCGCCGGCTGCTAACCTGCAAGGATTTCGGCAACTCGCCGTCGATGTTCCGCAAGGCCATGCAAACACTCAGGCCCCACGAAACCATCGAACACGTCGAGGACGATCACCAGCTGGTCAGCCTGATGAACCGGCCCAACGAATGGGACACGGGAGCCATGCTGATCCAAGAGGCGATCATGTACGGCGAGCTGTGCGGCATCAAGTACATCTGGCCGGTTCCCTACACCAACGCGCCAGGCATCGCGGAACTTTGGGTGATGCCGTCGCACTGGGTCTGGCCGCAGCGCACCGGGCAGACGAACCAACTGGTCGATTACTACGAGGTCAGACCGTGGGGCCAAACAGCAGGGGCCGTTCCGTTCACCTTCGACGCCAGCGAGTTCATCGTTGACCTATACAAGAGCCCGCTGAGCAAGATCGATGGCTGCAGCCCGCTCCAGGCCGGGTCCGAGATCGTAGACACCTACGAACAAGTGCAACTCGCGCGATACTACTCGATCCAGAACGGGGCCAACATTGGGACCGTGTTGGAGCTGGACGCCGGTCTTGACCCGAGTGAGCCGAAAATCCAACGGTTCCTCGCGCAGTTCAAGGCCAAATACCAGGGCATGGCGAACTTCAACGAACCGGGCATGATGCCGCCGGGCGTGACGTTGAACCGGCCCGATGGTCCCGCTGAACTGGCAATGGGCTCGACCGCCGAACAGTGCCGGGACTTTGTGATCGGCCTCTGGGGCCTGACGAAATCGGTGCTCGGGTTCATGGAGGACGCGAACCGGGCTTCCTTCGAGGCCGCGCTTGCGCAGTGCTTCTACCTCGTGGTCAATCCCCGGTTGAGCTCGCTGGGCACGCTGCTGACCGAGAAGCTGGCCAAACCCAACTACGGCCGCACCAAGAAGATTTTCTGGCGCGACCTGACGCCGGCTGATCGCGCCACCGAGCTCCAGGAGTGGAACGCGCTCAAGGGGATCGCACCGTACAAGGGGAATGAATTCCGCCAGTGGATGGGCCTCGAGCCGCTTCCCGAGGGCGAGGAAGTGATTCAGGCCATGCAGATCGGCGCGGCCGGGGCGATGGCCGACCCCTACGGCGCGGTCGGAGGCGACGAGCCGCCTGAAGCGCCCGGCGGGGGAATGGGTTTCGGTAAACGTTGGATGCCCAGCACAAACGGGGTTCATTGATGGCGACATTTTTCGAGGTCATGGAAATCCTGTTCCAGCAACCGGGCTGGATTATCGGCTTCGTTATGGGTTTTCTGCTGTGCCTCCGGCTAAACTGGTTGAACGAACGGGACCGCCAAAGCCATCGTTACCGCCGCCACGGCGGCACGATGAGAATTGGCCCAGAAGACTCGCTAGGAGTCACGAAGCGTGTCCACTGACCCGAAACACGGCCGGCACATCCCCCAGGGGCGCGACGTGGCGGCCTTGCTCCGCGGTTACTTCGCGCGGATCGGCAACCAGGTGGCGGCCGACCTGACCCAGGGGCGCAACTCCGATCTGATGCGCTGGGTCAAGCCGCTGGTGCAGGACCTGCGCCCGCTCATGCTCCGCTACTACGCCGGCGGGGCGCACATGACCTGGCAGCGGCTGGTGAGGCTGCTGGAGCGCCGGCGCCGGTCCAAGTCGTACGGGGGCCTGCAAACCAAGATCGCACTTCCCCAGCGCATCCCCATGCTGATGACCGCCTTTGACGTGCTGCTGACCGAGGTCCAGCACGCCATCGACCACATGGTCTACGAGTTCGTGCGGGAGACGCTGGCGACGGCGAGCAATGAGGCCGTGCTGGCCTACGAGGCGCTCAGGGAGGAGCAGCGCCAGGGGATCGAGGCCGGGGAGAGCCTCAAGAAGATCACGGCCCGGGTCATGGGCGTTTTCACTGAGCCTATGCGGGCGTTCAGGATCGCAGCAACGGAAACATCGCGGGTCATGCACGCCGGGCAACTCGACGCGGCTCGGCAATCGAAAGTGGTGTCGGGCGTCAAGTGGCTTGCGAGCTCCGACGCCTGCGAAAAGTGTTTGAAGATCGACGGCAATGTCGTTAAAATCGGGGAGCCGTTCGCCGTGAACGAGAAGGCGCCCGCGCCCTACCGCCTGACGTTGGCCCCACCGCTTCACCCGCTCTGCCAATGCGCGCTCCAAGAGGAATTGCTTTGACCGCAGCATTCTCGAAAACCTGGAGCGAGAGCGACCACCCGCGGGCCGAGGGCGGCCAGTTCGGTTCGGCCGGCGGCGCATCCAAGGCCACGGCAATCCTCAAAGAGTACGGCCACAAGCCGCCCAAACTCGGGCAGGCTGGCCAGTCGTTGACCGAAGATGAAACGACGATGGCCAAGCACATCAGCCCGGACAACGCCAGGCACCTGAAAGAGCGAGCAAAGCATGAGAGCGCGCTGCCGTCCATTGCCGCCGCGCTGCCGAAAGCCGTATCGCGGGAAGACTATACCAGCGCCCGCGAGTACATGGCCGCCCTTGCCGGCGCCAAGCCAGTTGAGCCGACCAGGGAATCCGTCAACGCTCAGATCGACAAGCTCTTGGCCAAGGCCCGCGCCAAGCACTCCGACGAGTGGCTTAACCATGCCGCAGAGATCGAAGTTGCCAAGTCGGCCATGAACCGCGAGCATCCGCCCGGCGACAACAGCGACCGGTCCGAGGCGCTTCGCGCGGGCATTGCCGAGGCCGCCAAACAGCAGCCGAAAGACGAGAAAACCAAAATGGCCAGGACATTCGGCAAGGGGTGGGTGACGCTCCAGGGTGGGCAGCATGTTTTTATCGATGAGGCGACTGGTCATGAGAAGCCGGGAGGGCCAGGCGGCGCGCCGATAGCCGAAAAACCAGGATTCTCGAAGCCAGGCCAATCATTTGCAAAACCTGCTACGGCCGAAAAGCCGAAGGAGCCAGAAAAGAGACCAGCACAAAAAGGTCCAGGAGACGAACCGGCGCAGCCCGGCAAACTCAAAAATTCCTCGATCCCCGAGGAGGGCCGACCCGAAATATCCAAGCGATCGGCGCAGGCGATTTCCGACTATTGCGGTGGAGATCACCACGCAATGAATTCATCGCTGCTTGACGGCAAACCGCTGGAAGGCAAATCGGCTCGGGTGGATGCCGCGCTCGCCGAGGCGTTCAAAAAAGTCAAGCCGTTCAAGCAGCCCGTTACGGTTCATCGTGGCCTTGGGATGAGCCCAGAAAAACAGACGGCATTTTTGGCCGCCGCCAAACAATCCCAAGCCAACGGAACCGATTTTGAAATGCCGGCTTATAGCTCGACATCAACAAAACAGGAATGGTCGAAAACGTTCAGCAACGGCGTAATGCTCGAAATTCAGGCCAAAAAAGGACTGGACTTGCTGCCCCACGGAGCCGAGGAGGAGGAGCAAGAATTTTTGTTGGACAAAAACTCAAAATTTAAAGTAGTCGGGTTCGGCACGGCCGGCAATAAACAGGTAGTTAAGCTGGAGCAAATCATATGAGTTTTAAGATTCCGCGCACCGTCGGCGACGAATCAGAAGCCGCCGTATGGATGCGCCGAATGACCGGCGAGAAACCGCCCCAAAAGGAAAAATCCCATGCCGGATTCTCGAAAGTCTGGGCACCTCCCGAAACGAAAGTACGGGACGCCGCGGGACACGAGCACGCCTCAGACGGACGATTCGGCTCAGGAGGAGACGCAGGCAAAACCGACGACGCGCCGCCGGAGAAGCCGCGCGGCCGATCCGTCCTTGGCAGACTCGCCGACGCCACCGCCTACGCCGGCAAAATCCTCGAGTCGGGCTACGACGGCTCGAAAGACGCCGTAGCCGGCATCAAGGAGATTGCCAGGCGCGCCATGGTCAAGGTTGAGGAGCGCTACGGCAGCAAGGTCAAAAACGCCGTGGGTATCGCCGTACTACTCTCGCTACCCGTCCCCGTTCCCGGCATGTCCGCCGTCGTCGCCGCGCCCATCCTGGCATTCGCGGAAATCTTCAAGCAATTGGGCATTGGCGCTAAAGCCGCAGAAGAGGAACCAGACGACGAGACGGTGAAAAAGCTGGTCAAGGAGGTCTTGGCCGCGCTGTTCGATGACAAAGTACCCGACAACGTGGACCCCGAAAAAGCGTTCGCCGAAGAGGGCGACGAGAAGCGCTACGAGCCGATCACAAAAACCTTCGTAGAATCCGATCATCCGCGCAACGAATCAGGAGAATTCAGCGCTTCGGGCGCTGGATTTAGCGCGGTTAAACCGGAGCACGTTGCCGATCTGTACAACGGCAAACACGGTGCTTTTCGTGATCTGAAAACAAGCCAAGTCAATGCGGCCATGCGCGCAGCGGCAGCGATGACTGACAGTGAAGCAAAGCAAGCGCTGAAAGACATAGATCAATTTTTTCTTCCGAACAAGGGGACTCCGCAAGAACAGATTATCCATGAATTCATGGAGCGGCGCGGCGCCCAGTTGCGAGTAGCGCACGGCGGCGGGCGAGGAAAGGAAGGTGACGAAGAAGAACGCAAAAAGAATGAGCATCTATACGACGAGCGGCTTATTTCAGTTGAACAGGCGCTCGCATCGGCAGGAAAAGAGCCAAGCAAAAAGAAAAAACCGAAAGAGGAAGAAGTCGAAGTTGATGACCGAAAGCGCTATGAGCCGATCACCAAGCGCTACCCGAAGCTGCACACAAAGGACACGGCCGCGGCCCCGGTCAAGTTCGACGATCAGAAATTGACCGCCGACGCCGTTATTTCGACTCGCGAGGTCGACCGCGATGGCGAAGTCATGATCCCCGCAGGCTGCGACCTGACCGCGTTCAACGACTACGCGCCATGGTTCCTCAATCACCAGGGCGGGGCGCAACTGCTATTCCCCTTCCCGATCGGCAGCGGGAAAGAACGGCCCACAGACCCGAGCTGCCTGGCCGCGGTCTTCATCGAGAAAGATCACATTTGGGCGCGCTGCCACTTCAACCGCGAGACGCCGGAAGCGGAAATCACGTACCGCCTCTGGAAACTGGGACACATGGGCGCCACGTCCGTAGGGTTCGAGGGGACTGAGCATCGTGATTTGCAGGGCCGGGAAGCCGAGATGGCCTACGGCGCCCCCAAGGTGCGGGAGTACACCAAATGGCAACTCTGCGAAATTTCGATCGTCGGCCTGGGAGCAAACAGAGAGGCGCTCGCCATGCACGCGAGCCGCGGACACGTCGAGAAAATGACCATCCCCGACAGCCTCAAGCGCTGGTTCGCGACCTTCGCGCAACCGATCAAGCTGTTCACCGTCCCAGGCAATCCCCTTGACACCACTCCACCGATTCTCAATACTGAGAACAAGTCGATTCTCACTTTTGGGAATGCCTGGGGAAAGAAAAATGGCTGACGAACCGCCGCCGGTGGACAAACCGACAGACAAGCCCGCTGACAAGCCGGCCGGCGCGGCGCTGATGGAAAAGATGCTCAACCATCACAAGGACATGCTGGAAGGGGTATCCTCTGAGCTGCCGATGGTGGAAAAGCCTGAGCTGGCCGACGCAGTGAAAAAGCACTGTAAAATGTGCCACAAGTCGATGGAATCCAACCTGGGCGAGCACGTCAAAGCCTACAAGATGAAAATGGCCGACTACCCCGAAAGCCTCGAAACCAAAGAGGCCGCGCCCGACGCCGGCAAGGGCGACGATGACGAAATGCCGCTCGCCGAGGACGATGCCGACGAGGCTGAAATCAGCGAAGAGACAGAAGAGGGCAAGGCTTGGGTGGCTCAGCTCAAGGACCTCGTCGATTACGAGGCCAAGTTGGCGGCCGACGAAGCCTTCGCCGCCGAGCTGGAAGCCGAACTGGCCGGGAAATAACCCCAAACTAAATGACCGCCCACTACATTCGCCCGCGCCCGAGGATGCCAAATGGTAGCGTTCAAAAT